CTGACGTGATTTCTTCAAGCTCACCCGCATTCAGGGCGCCGTCGTTGCCGCTCTTGTCCTTGCTGTAATCAGCACGGAACGAAGCGCGTGAGCCGCCCTTCATGCGCGCATCGACAGCCTTCATCAGTGCAGCATGCGCCTCGGGCATGGCCGATCGGAGCTGGTGCAGAAATTCATGACCGAATACCGCCAGCGGGCTGACGGTGCTGGACTGGTTTAAAAAGATGGTGTCGGGTTTGTCCGGCGTCACAAAGCCGTCGCCCAGCTTGGCGTCCTTGAAGTAGCTGACTTTCTTGCCTAGCAGCTTGGCCAGATCCTGGACCAAGGCAGCGTTCTTGCCGCTGACCAGGCGGGCAGCACCCGGGCGCCGCTCGGAAGCGCTCTTTTCGACACCCTGCTCGGTGGCATTGGGCTCGACCAGTTGCAATACTCGTTTCTGGCCATCGACCTGTATCGTTACATTACCGACCGTGGGCCCGGCATCATCAGTAGCGCTAAATCCATCACGCAGTCCGCCATCTCCTCGGGTATTTGCGTTTGCTGGTCCAGCATCTCGTACGCCAGATCCAGGTTGTGCAGCAACCACGCTTCCGGGTGCGTCAGCACCCCCTGCTTGTACCCGTACAGTATCGCCTTGCCCATCTCGTTGTCCAGGATTGCCATTGAGATCTCCCAGGGGTTTAGTGGCGGCTTCTGACTTGACCCAGCCGTTGAAGGCGGCTTGCGCCATCTCGGTGATCGCGCCCAGGCCTGCCCAGCCCTTTTCGTAGTTGGCTAGGTAGGCGCTTTTGGCTTGAGCCTCGGTGTCAAAGCCCATCATGACTTTGTGCTCGTCAAAACCTCCGTCGGCGTTGACCTGGTCGATCACAAAGACCTTGCCGCCATAGCCAATGAAGACATCAACCGGGTCGCCATCCGCGCCCTTGGTGCCGGCGATGTCGCCGTAGTGGTTCTTCATCTTGGTCTGCCAAGGCTTTTTGGCGCCTGGCTTGGACTTGCGGATGGATTCGGCTGGGTTCTCTATCACGATGCGCTGGCCGAAGTAACTAAAGGGCTCGCCCTTCTTCCAGTTCACAGCATCAATTTGGGGGCCGGTCGGCTCAGGCCTGTTGTTGAGCGGGCTGGTGGCGGCCTGGTTGGCGGCGGCGTCGATACGGTCACTGACCGCCTTGCGCGCCAGCTGTGCATCAGCCGGGCCCTGCAGCTTGTGCTGCTTGCGGCGGCTGCCGTCGACCAGATAAAAGCCATCCTGGCGGCGCTCGACCGTGGTCAGGCCACCTTGAATCAGACTCGTCAGCTCGGCCTTGCGTTTACGGAAAACAGCCGGGCCTTCACCCGGGGCGGCGATGACGCTCGGCGCAGCCACATTGACCGGTGATGCAGTGCCATCTGTGGGTACGATTGCGCCCATGGCGGGCTCGGCTTCGGCGCGCGCCTTGGATCGCTTGACCTCCAGCTCGCGCAGCTTCATCCTGTCGACAGCACTCATGGATGCCGGGTTGTTGGCTCCCGCCTCCAGTAGCTCCATCTGGTCAGCGCGGTAGCCAGCCTTGGCCGCATTAAGCATCGCCTTCTGCTCGGCACTGCGCAGGAAGGGTGCGACCTTCAGGGTCTCCATCACCTGGCTTGGTAGCGGTGCGGCGGCTGCTGGCTTGGCTGGCGCGTCCATGACGATTCGTTTGCCGATACCATCAGTGCCACGTTGGTTGGCGCGATCCTGGGCCGACAGCCTTTCTGCCTCTACCTGGGCTGCTTCGTTTTTTGCAGCATCGCCGGCCAATGGGCTGGTCGTGGAGCGCGGCTGGTTGCCCAGCACAATGCCGGTAGCCTGCTGCAGCTTCTGGTCGGTTGTCAGGGCTGGTGCCAGGCTGGCGTCGACGCGGTCATAAGGCTTGCCGAGTCCGGCTTCAGATACAACCTGCGCCTCGTACGGGCTGGCCACGCCGCCCCGCTGCTCGATGCTGTCGAGGGCTCGACTGATGATTGCCTGGCGCGGTGCGTCCTCGGCGCGGCGGTTGACGGCCTTGCCATCCGATGCTGCCGACTCAAGACTGGTTTGCTCTGAATTCGATAGCTGTGTTGGCGCGTCTGTGTTGGGTTTGGTGCTTGTTTGTTCTGGAATGTTGAGGCCAAATCCGCGAGCCTGGTTGACTTGCGCCTGGGCCTTCAGGTTGTCCTTGTCAAAGGTGGTGCCAGCAGTATTGATCTGACCCTGCAGCACGGCATCGCGGTCGGCAGCGGTGCGTAGCTCGACGGGTGTTCTTGGTGCGCTGGCAGGTCCACCGCCTTGCGCGCCACCGGTGATAGCGTCGATATCGGTGGATATCTGTGATATCGGATTTGCGGCCGCCCACTCGAGCGCATAGTCGATGCGCGTCAGGGCTTGCTCGCGCTGGTCCGCGCGGGTAGATGGGCTGCTGGCAACCGCCAGGTCGTTGACCAGCTTGGTCGGATCGAACTGGGTGGATTGCCGCAGCGTATCCATCACGCCTGGTGCGCGGGCGCGCTCCCTGGCGTCGGCGACGCGGTCGGTCAGTGGATCAATGGCCTGCTGTGCATTGGCAGCTTGCGCCTGAGTAGCCTGCTGCTCATTGGCGCTCCATTGCGTAGCAAACTGCGCATCGGCTGCGGCGCCGGTGTTGCCGGCCAGGGCCGCCTGTGTCAGAGTTGAGTTTTTGGGGTCTGCGGCAACCTTGTCAATCAGAGGCTTGAGCGCGGCGTCGCGCTTTTGCACAGCGTCTTGTAGTGCCGTCGGGATGGTTGTGTCGGGGCCGGGCAAGACTGATGGTTGCTGGCTGCCTGGGCGGGTATCAAAAATCCCTGCGCCGCCGCCGATTAAGCCACCAATCGATCCCTCCATTAACCCTTGCCCGACCACGCCGCGCATGCTTTGGTCTGGCGCCAAGACGCCTGTATCAATTGCCGCCACGTTCCCGGCGTAGCGCTCCTGCGCGCCTTGCGCGCCCTCTGTGCCGAACTCGGTGGCAAAGCCTTTGCCCACGCCCTTTGCCATGCCTTGACCCGCTTCGCGCGCGCCCTTGCCCATGATGACGCGCTCGATGGGGCCGGTGGCAGTCGCCAGAGCGCCCAGGCCCGCACCCAGAAGCTGCTGCTTGGTGCCTGCGCCGCCGTACTCCTGCGCCTTGGTGGCCAGTGCAGCAGCTTCTTCGTCGCTCATGCCCTGTGCTTTGGCGTTGTCGAAGGTTTGCTCGTACTGCGAGCCCTTGACCGAGCCCACACCCATACCAGCGCCTGCGCCGATGTTGGCTTTGAAGCCAAATTTTGCGGCTTCTTGCACGGCGTCTATGCCGGCCTGACTTTTCAGGAACACCTCCTTAGTCACACCAGCGGCTTTGGCGGCACTGGCCAACTTGAGCGCTTGCGCAGCCTTACCAAAGCCCAGGGTGACAAAAGAGCCCACGCCCTGCAGCAGCATCTCGCCGGGCTGGTCGTACAGCATCCCCATGTAGGCTTTGGCCTCTTCCCAGGTGCTGCCGACTGCTTCGGCGGCACTGATGCGCGCCTGGCTGTTTTTCAGTGTCGCCTTCGACTCGGGACTTTTCAGTTCCTGCAGGTAATCGCCCGCGTCGCCCAGTCCGCGTGAAGCCGCGTTTTCGGCGCCTGCCAGATCGGCGATTGCCTTGATGGCGCCGGTTGCCCCCTGGCCCAGCGACAGCCCCAGGTCAGCTGCACCCCGGGCGAATCCGCGCTTCTCGGGCGGTGGCTGTGCCTCTATTGCGACTGGCTCTTCGATTGCCGGCCTGTACCCGGCACCGATGCCCGCTTGGTCCAGGTCATCGAACGATGAAAGAATGCGCGCTACGGGCTTTTTCTTGGCCATTTACTTGCCTTGCTTTGATTGTTGACGTGCTAGAAATGTCATTGGCGGGCCGCGATGGCTTTGACTTTTTCTGCGTTAATCCTGCGTTCGCGTTCCAAGAAATCAGCATTGTCTTTCTGGAATTTTGATGCCTTCGTTGCAGCGATTTGGTCGAGGTAGGCCTGTACGTCCGGGCTGAATTTGTTGCGCGTCATGGCGTTTACTTCTCTGTTTTCAAGGTCTAACTTAGCCTTCATCGGATCGGATGTCGGTGCATTTCTGGTGGCACCTTCCGCAGCTCGAGGCACACCCTTCGCGTTAACATTTTTATCGGCAGGCGCAGGCTTTGGCTCCGCAAAGCGCGGGTCGTACTCGGCCATTTCGCCCCTGGTGAAACCGCTTTGTCCGGCACGCAGAGCAACTTGCGCAATTTCTGCCGGTGTTTTTGCTTGCCGTGCGATTTCCTGGAAAACGCTGGCGCGCTGCATCTTTACGTTGTCTCGCGCAGCCGCGTCGCGCAAATTCCCATATATCTGTTGCGCTCTTTTTTCGCTGTAAGGTTTTTGCTCGGACTCCGACTCTTTTTCGGCCAGATCCATTGCTTGTTTTCTAGCCTGCTTGGGGTCAAAATCTGCCAGCGAATTAAACGGCGACGGCTTTTCAGTCGCGTCACCCCCGCCTTTGCCGCCACCGCCACCCCCACCGCCCAATCGGCCGAGGCCTATTGCTGCGTCAAGCTTGCGCTCGCTGATGTCGTTCTTGCGCTCGTCGTTTGCAATCTTGCGCGCAGCCAGCTGATTGGCAAAAGCTGTTTGTGCGGCTGTGATGATGTACTTGGGGTCTTTCAATGCCTCGAACTGACCTGCGATGTCGGCCAAACTAACGGACATCGGCGCAACACTCTTGCCATCGATGCCGGTGCGGTTGATGGTGAAGTTGCCATCCTTGCCGGCCTCTATCGAACTAATCGCGTAGCCGTCAGGAATGTACTTGTTGTAGGCGTCCATCATGGGTTTGGTGTTGCCGCCTTGTAGGGCAAGAAGCGCAGGGGCCAAAGCCTGGGTACGCTCGACCTCCTGGCGTGTGACGTTTTTCACCATGGCGTCGGTAGACTTTTCCCAGGCCTGCTCGCCTGCCGTAGTCTGGCCGTTCTGGAGCAGGTGAAAGGCCTTGATCTGCAGGCCGGTAACCACATCCCCATGCGTCAGCGGGTCTTGTTCGCCGGTAGCTGGATTGACAGGTCGCTTGGCGTAATGGTCCTGTACCGCCTGCTCGGCAAACTCGCCCGCCTTGGCCGTCTTTTCGGTACGCTCCAATCCTGCGAGCTGCAGGCCGGATGCCTTTTCGGTCAGCGCAAAAGTCTTCTCAGCGCGGTCCTCGGCATTAGCCGCCGCACGCATTTGCAGGCCAAGTTTCGGGTCACGACGGGCCAGCACATCGATCGATGCGCGCTCCTTGCCCCTGGTCTGCTCAGCCTCGGTCAATGGCTTGTCCGAGCGCTTGCCCATGAAGTCGTACATCTTGACCGGGTCGCGCTTGATGTCGGCTGGCACCACATCGGCGCCACTGGCGTCCTTGGTGGTGAAGTTCAGCTTGACGCCGTAGCCACCCTTCTCGTCACCAGCAGTGATGTCGTAGTAGGGTGTGCCGTCGGGCTTCTTGGCGTTTTGCATCGCCAGGCGCTGGGCATCGTCTTCTGGCGTAAAGCCTTCGGACTCGATCTGTTTGGACTGGTTGATCTTATCGATCTCAGCCTGCTCCTTGGCGCTGTCGTAGGTGCTGATCAGGTCTTTGGCGATGTCGCTGCCGGCCTTGAAACGTGATGCAAAACTCATGGATGACTCCTGAAATTAGTGGGATGCGTCGGCCAGGGTGGTCATCTCGAGTCCCAGCTCGTCGTACTTCACCGCCAGGTATCCATCGGGCCGGATGACGACAGCGTCCGGGTAGTCGAGCTGCACCTCGTCGGCCATCACGCCCACGTAGGTTGTGTCTTTGCCGTTGATGTACTGGAACTGGTACAGGTTCAGACCGGTTTGCTCGTCTTTGCCGACCAACAGGATGTTTTTCTTCAGGCGACGGTCGGAATACTTGATAGAGGCCGCACCCAGCTGCGCGCCAGCACCCAGGATGGAGGCGAACGGGTCGTTATCGCCGTTAATCTTGGCAGCATTCTGGTTGAGGGAAGTCACCTGGCCCAGGCCAGTGATGCCGGCACCCAGGCCACTGATCGTCGAGCCATAGTTGGCATTGTTGGCGCTGATAGATCCACCCACCGCTGCCTGCCCGGCGGCACCAGCATTCAAGCCTGTGCCCATGGCGCCTTGTGCAAGCGAGGCGTTGGCGTTGCCCAGCCCAGCCAAGCCCTTCATTCCGCCGTACATCTGCATCTTGCTGGCCAAGCCCACCTGATCGGCAGACCGGCGGGTGCTGTTGGCGGCGAAAGCCATCGCGGCGGCCTTACCCATTCCGAGCTGCGTACTCATCGCGGCGGCGCGGCCGCTGTCCGGGCTGATGCCCATCCGCATTTGAGCGCGCTGCGCCTGATCTGCGACCTTGGTGCTGGCCAGCTCTACATCAGCGATGGCCGAGGCGACCTGGCCCTCCTTGTAGCCTTGGCTGTCAAATCGCTCAACTTCACTGAGCAGCTTGTCTTCAAAAGGGATCGAGACTTTCTTGTAGCGCTCGTCATTGAACTTCATGGTGCCGAGCTGGTATTCCGACAGCGCTTGCGCCGACTCGCCGGTTTTGCGGCTGATGGCCAAAGCGTCGTTAGCTGTCTGACGCATCCATTCTTTGTCGCCGCCGGGTGCGTTGTAGTCGGCGTACTGCTTCTCGGCCAGTGCTAGCTGTCGGTTGGCCGCTTCCGCCATTCGCGGGTCGGCCTGGGGCGCCTTCCCTTTGCCGCCTTCCATCGTCATCGGGCCAAACTTGCCGGCGCGCGAACGGAAGGCCAGCAGCGGCAGGAAATCAAAATCGTGGGCGTGGAATCTAGACATACCTGCATCCTTCTTTGGGCATCACATACAAAATCACATCGCCACCATCAGTAGCAGCACCTGGTAGCACGGCGGCCTGGGTAAAGCCCAGGTGCTCGTCGAAGCGCCGGGCGGCGTGGTTGCTGGCCTCGACATAGCCGCGCACATAGCGGCATCCGAGCTCGATGAAGGGATAGTGAAAGCAGTACCGCAGGTATTCACGGGTCATCCATCGGGCGCCAGGCACAGCAGCCACATGCATCCAGATGTTGGTTCCGTTGAAACCCTCGTAAATCACACCAGCGATCAGCTCGCCATCGCGCTCCAGACCAATGCCTTTGCAGCCCTCTATCCACGACAGCGGGTTGCGCTGCTGTACGAAGTCGAAGATGCGGCGGGTATCGAAGACTATTTTGGAGTTGGACATGAATGTGTTGTTTACGCGCGATAATTATAGTTGTTTAAAAAACAATTTGTTGACTTTTTTACAAGGCTGTGGTTCGCAGTAAATTACTGCGGCGTCAAGGATTGCCGACTTGCAGCTTGGCTTCTAGCAAAAGAAAACGGGCCTGGAGGGTAGAGAACTTGTCGTCCAACTCCTGAAGCGCCTTGGTCAGCACCGCCACATAGGACGGGTAATGAACGACCATGTGACCCTTGACGTCGCCAGTTACGGCTTCCGGGTCGTTAAACACCAGTGTGGTTCCCATGACGCCCAGCTTCTCGACCTCCTGCGCGATAAAGCCAAAGCCCGTCCGTTTAGACTTGTCGTCAATCAGGTTGTAAGAGACTGGACGCAACTGGTTGATGAAGTCCAGGCCGAGCGTTACATCCTCGACGTTTTCCTTGAGGCGAATATCTGAAGGCTGAGTGTTTCTAACGGTAAAGGTGACGATGTTTCCAGAACCGCTGGTGCGGACGTAGGCACCCGTTATGTCTGTGCCTGTGCCACCTAGTAATTCAATACCCGCGCCAGACGCGTTGGCGGTGTAAGCGGAGCTGATTAGCGTGGTGTCGTTGGTTGTGAAAATGCGAGCGTAACTTGTATCTACAAAGCCGCCCAGCGATGCCGCATTGCCGCCGTCCTTAGAGGGCGCTACCCACTGACCGTCGTTGCGCAGGAATGCAGTGGTGGAGCCGCTGAACGTCAGCGTGGTGCCGGCCGGTGGGGTTGCCCATGCGCCATCGTTGCGCAGGTATGTAGTAGTCCCGCCGCCGTATGTAATTGTGGTGCCGGCCGGCGGCGTTGCCCAGGTGCCGTTGCGGCACATGAACTGAGATGCGGGGGAGGCTGCGGTGGGTTGTGCGTAGATGTGGCTACCGAACTTGAAGCTGCCATTGCACTCGATAGCTACCCCGCCATTCCCGTGATACCCGACCAACCCGGCGTAACCATTGGATGTGCTGAAGTAGCCGCCCGTATCTGTGCCGTCGCCGACCACACCGAAACCTTTACCAGCGGTGCCTGAGCCCTTGCCAAAGACCCCCACATTTTTAAAAGAGACGGCGGCATCAGCGTAGCCGAAAACGCCTACACGTACACTGCCGGTGGCTGCGTCAGAATTGCCATTAGAGAGTGAGCTGTATTCCAAAGCGTAAGGCGTCCCGCCAATTGATATATTGGCACCGACACCCGGAGTTTTACCATTGAAATACGCTGCGCCGCTTGTGCTGATGCTGCCTGAGAAGCTGCCAGTAGCGCCCGTGATGTCGCCTTTGAAAATAGCATTTCCCGAGTTGTCCAGCGTGAAAGTAGCAAGTCCGTTCTTGGTCCCCACAATGCCGGTGGAGCCAATGTAAAAACCATTTCTTCCGGCCTCATTATTGAGCGCGGGAGTTCCGACAGTCAGAGCGCTTGTAGTTTGTAATGTCACCGGCCCCGTCAATATGGCAGCGCCCGCTATATTTAGTTTTCCGGTGATGTCAGCAGCCTGAAGCGCCGTGGCAGCGAGGCTTTGAATCGTGCCTATCGTTGTGCCGCCAGCACCCACTGTAACGCCAGCCTCCAGGACAGAAGACGCCTTGAGTGTCCCCAATATGGTGACGTTGCCGGTGCCTGATTCAATGACGATGCTGTTTTGCCAGGCACCGTCGGATTTGCGGTTAAAGCCCGCCAAAAAGCCGTCTGCCGTTATGCCGACAGCAGTGCGAACAGCGCCTTGGTACGGGTAGGGACCAGCCACGCCGGCCAGGTTGGCGTTCCTGTGCTTGAACAGCACGTAATTGCCCAGCGGGTCCAACTCCATGACGGTCGTGCCTGCCAAGGCTCCGCTCAGTATCTTGGCACCGCCGCTGGCCAGATCAGCCGACAGCTGCGCCTTCGTGAAGCGTGAAGCCGTACCGTGAGCCATAGACTCCGCGTTGCTGACGCCGTCACCCGCTTTGGTTGCGCTACTTAGTGTGGGCAGGGTTCGCTCGATGGTAGCGATGGCCGCCCGCAGGGTATTGATCTCGACAGACAGCGCATCACCCACCAGTTGCTTGACCCGGCTTTCGGTAATGCCGGACGCCGTGGTTTGTTGGGCTGCTTCTGCCGCCGGTGCATCTTGTGTCTTGAATTGCTCTAGATCTCGTACCGTCAAGGCGCGCTCAAACGGGTTGCCGCGCGCACCTTCGCGCACCTCAAGGCGTTCCTTCATGGCCTCCAGCAAGGTGCGCAGCTGGTTTTCCAGCTCTCGCGGGACGTTCATGGCCGGCAGTTTGGCCGGGCGGGTGTTGTTGGCGCTGCGCGCTATGTCGCGTTCGCTCATATGGCCTGCAGTTCTTGTGTGCTAGATGCAAGCGTGATGCAGTTCCAGCGGGCTTTGGTGGTGACCTCTATCTCATGCTCTAAGCCTCGGCGAGCGGGCAGCCGCACCGGGGTTCGACTGGTAATCGGGATCGTATAGACCAGAACCCCATCAATAAACCAGTGGACTGTGATCGGGTGCTCGAAATCGCTTTCCACGGTCAGCCAGGCATAACTCAGGTGCTTGGGCATAACAGCGATTTTGGAGCGCCAGGTGCCAACACGTCGGTCAGCGCCTTTAAAAAGAGCCAGCACACTGGTGCCTTGCACCAGATACAGCGTGTCTGTGGCTGTGTCAGAAAACACCGCCGAGCCCACGCCACTCACGTCTATGGTGGTAAGTTTCATGGTCGGGAGGTGCAACATGAAAACGCCGCCGCTGAACGCATTTTTCCAACCCCCAAAATATGTCTGCTCTGCGTATCCGCCGATAATTGACGCCGGGTTGATGGTCTGCCACTCCGGGCGCATGAAGCTGTTTTTTGTAATCAGGTCAACACCTTGTCCCGTCGCCAAACAGAGGCCATCCGGCGAGGAGTACATAACGCCACCCTCGACTGATACGACTGATTTGAACGATACACACGCCTGCTTGCTGACATCTTTTTGAATGGACATGCTGGCCGAGTCAGAGCCCGAGATGTAGTCGACGCCGCCCTGGTGCATGACGACCAGCGTCTGACCGAAAGTTCCCAGCGCAACGATGGGGTGCGGCACCGTCAGCTGGTAGCCCAATGGCCAGGCGTAAGGCACAAAGGGTTCGCTAAAGCAGACTGTGTTGTCAAAGAATCCGGCCATGATGCCGTTGGGCATGTTGACCAGACCGCGCAGATTGGCTGGCGGCTCGATCCAGAGCGTGGTCGGGCAGACCTCACCCAGGTTGGAGGCGGGCTGCGAAAACGTGACCGACTTGTTGACAATGTCGAACTCGCCTTCGAGCTGAAATTCCGCGCCTTGGGTGCTCGTGTTGCTGCGGTAAACGCGCCAGCCGGCGATGTTGCGACCCACTGGTTCCGCCCCAATGGTGACGGTTTCCAGAGCGTTGGCGCTGCAGGTTATCGGCAGGCTGACCGGGCTGGGCGCAGACTCCCCACGCGTTCCGTTGCGCAGGTCGGTTATGTAGGTGTAAACCAGGTAGCGCGTTTCCAGGGTTCGCTGGGCGGTCGGCGGGAGTTTGGCACTCAGCCCTATGGCGTCGGCCGTCTTGTTGATGACCGTCTCGATTTGCCCATATATCCCCTCGTACGCTTGCTCGATGCCTTTGACGGCGTTCTCCATGTCGATGATGGTCTGGTACACCGATGAGACGAGGCCTTGCCCCTGCGAAAGCGATTGGCTGGTCGGCCAGTCCGAGCGGGTCTCCCAGTTAGATCGCTCGACAAAGTTCACCAACGCCTCGCAGTCAGGGTTGGCGTCTATGGTGTTCAGCACGCCGACGGCTGCGCTTTGGTTCGCGGCCAGCACGTCTGAGGCGATGACTGCATTACCCTGATCGGCCAGCCACTGCTTAAGGCTGCCCTCGTCGATCATTTTGGAGCCGTCGCTGAGTGTCGATGTGCGAGCAGTAACTGCTGCCTTGATCGCGGCGATGGCGGCGACTTTGCCGAGTGCGTATAAAGCCATTAGTTAACCCCACTGGTCCGGTTTTCATCAACATAGAAAGGCTGTGCTGTCGCGGTTCCCAGCATCGTGATATAGCGCCAGATGTTCTCGGCAAAGGCGTTGGTTGAGGCGTCAATCGAGCTTGCAATGTCCGAGCGGGCGTAAAAAGCAGCCACCGACTGCGTGATGCCGACGGCACCCCCCTGGTTGAATGCCGATGCAGCTTCCGCTTGGCACGCATTGAGCACGTTGACCAGCGTCCCGACGCGGCCTGCGTCCTTGTCAAACTGCTTGGCAATGTTGTTTGCCACCAGATTGGCCTCGGTGGCAGTCAGGTACTTCTTGGCGCCTTGAGTTCCGGGCATATCAATGGCCTGCAGTGCGGTTGACAGTGTCGGCTCGACTACGTCGTATGCTTTGGCAAAGGCCCGCAGCCGGATGCGCCACCACTTGGTGTGGCCCGTGGCCCAGGCAGGCGTGACAAACCCAGCCGGAGCGGTGGCATAGTCGCCGCCAAGGGACGGGTCAAATATCCATGAAGCCTCCGAGGGAGGCATGGCCGAATAGGTGGCAATGATCTGGTTGGTGGTCGGGTTGAGCGCAAACACCCGAACCACATGCCTGTCCGCGTCAGGGCGGGTGCTGAACGACGACTCCAGTAGCCAGCCTGGCGCTGCAAAAGCGCTACCCAGCCCCACCAGTGCCGAGACGGCGTTGAGTTCGACCTTGCTGACAGCGCTTTGTACGGCGACCTTTATCTCAGCGCTTTTACGATCCTCTGTGAATGCGTAAACATCGACAGCTGTTACGGTGGGCTTGACGGTGGGCGCAGGAATGCCGAGCTGTCGGGCGCCACCCTGGTTGTCGAACTCCCTGGGTGGTGCTGAGCCGTCGTCAAATGTGAAGTAGGTGCGCTCTGTGCGGTCGTCATTCAACTGGCTTTTGGCAACAGTGACACCCAGCGCGTGCGAGCGCCAGCCTGCCGTGGGTGACGTGATGAGTGTGCCGTCGGCGTTTCGTGCAAAGCGGTAAAGCGACCTTGGGTTGGTATCGGGCACGGTGGCCACTACCAGGTCGCTCGCAAGCGGCCGGAACTCGGTCGTGTTGGGCTGGAGGTTGTTGGCGGTCTGAGCGCTATTGGCTGGCAGGTTGCGCGGCAGCGTGGAGGGCGAAATACCCCCCAGATTGTTGAGTTTTATGACGGCCATCAGATTTTCCATCCAGGCATTTGCAGAATCTTCATGGGCGCGGGCCTTTGTTTTTGTGGCAACAGGATGTTTACTTTGAGACCAAAGAAAGGTCGTCTACTGCGCCAGCGCTGCGTCTCTGCAGTCGCGGTATTGATTGGCTACTTCAACGAGTTTGTTCACAGTGGCGCCGAAGCTGTCATCGCTTAGCGGAGCCAGGGCTGGGCAGCTTGAGACCACCAGCGGCGTTGGGCCGTTCTCCGGTAAGCGCGGCATTGATGCCGAGCAGGACGCCAGGAGTATTGACACACTCACGATAAACCACTTTTTCTTGGATCTCACGGCGCACCTCCTGCACGTTGGTTACATTCTTGGGGCGGTTGGCAGCAATCGCGGTTGCAGCGGCTATTTGGGCGGCGTCACTGACTTTTTTGACGATCTCGTCTTCCCGTGCGCGCTTGGCGAATTCCTTGTCCTGGCCCAGGTCCATGCCATACCAGACGCTAAAGCCCACGCTTGATACCCACACAAGCAGCGCGCCGACGATCAGGGTCGGGCTCATGCAAACGCCCCGCCAGCATTCCGGTAAGCCTTTTGCAGTTTCTCCAGGCTGTTTTCGTGCTGGTCATAGCCGGCCCCAGGCAAACTAGCCCACAGGTTGCGAACACGTTTTACCGCAAGGTCAAACTGCCCGAGGTCGATCAACGGCAAAGCGCCCCGCTCTCGAATCAATTGCAGAGCCCAAGCGTCTTGGGCGGCAGGGCTGAATGCCCCCAATGGGTACAGCGACTTGTTGCCCAGATTTAGCTGCGCCCTGTAGTGCAGCCAATCTTTAAGCATGAACTGATAACGCCCACTTGCGTTGCTGGTCAACCCTTTTGAATTGATGGTTTTTGACTTGCGGCCACCGGCAAAGGGGTGTGTGCTGTAGTCGCTGAATGTCTCGGGCTGTCGGTCAATACCAGTCACGATGACATCAAAACCATTGTTCTTTGTGGCTGGACTCGTGCTGGTTCCTTCGCTGACAGCCAGCATAGTCAGAAATGCGCGCCGGTTGGCGTTCATTCCTTGCCTTTCGGGTTTGCCATCACCCGGCCGTGTATCGCCGAGGTCTGCTCTGCCATCATGTCGCACCAACGGCGGCGCTTCAACCGCGACAGGCGCCGAGGCCACTGGCCGCCTCGCAAACAGCTTGGCCAAAAAAGCCAGTACCGACTTGACGGCGTCGATCATGTTTGGGTTCATGTCGTTTCTTTCTGTTTGACCAGGCGTCCGGCGACGCCCATGACCAGCAGCGCAACAGTCAAAGCCTGCACGGCGTTGGGCGGCAGGCTGCTGCGCATGTCTTCGGGCACAAAAACCCAGGCACCCTGAACAGCGGCGGCAAGTGTCATTGCCTGCACGCTAAACCAGCGCCAGGCGTTTTTTGCGCCTTCGACCAATTCAATATTTTTCATGTTGGTTCTTTGGTGTAGGCGTCCATTGCGCCAGGTATTTCTCGGATATAGACTCAATAAACTTAGCTCCAGTAAAGCTGGCGCAAATAATCAAAGCAAGCTCCAGCCAGTCGTTTGAGTTGACGTTTTCGCAAATCAAGAACGCCAGGCAGCCAGCCAGCCAACTGCCCAGCATGTGAGCGGCTGCGAACAGCGTGGGCCGAGGCAGCTTCTTGTCGACACTCCCGCGCAACTCACGGTCAATTCGCTGCAGCAGCGCGGTCGCACCCGATAAGCTTGACAGCGCAAAGACCAGAGTCGCCGTGAAGAAGCTGACGCCTTCCAGCGTCTCGCCAAGCGTTACCGTGCTGGCAAGTGCCAGGGTTGGCAGCCAAAGGACAAGCAGCATGCATCGCAGTACAACCAGCAAATAATTGACGCTCATTTTTCCCTGCCTCTCGAGTAAACATCTACAACTGCAAGCGTCGTTGCGCCGATAATGGGCAGCGCCAGAGATACATGGAGCACGCTCCAGTCAACCCTCTTGGCAATAACAAAAGCCATGCTTAAGGGCCCAATTGCCAGCGCCATGAGCAGAAAATGCCTGTGCCGCTTGACGAACTGAAGCTCAAATCGGCGTGGCAGCAAGTCGTTTATAAAAACGTCCGCAACACCTACTGACGACACGACAGCCAGGGCCAGCACACACCAAAACCCGACACTGCCTTCGCCCTCCATGATCTTGTAAAACAGCGTGCTTTGGCCGAAGCAGGCCACCAATGCGATGACCCCGACGTGCAGTGCGACATACAGCCGACCAAACCAAAACAAAGGCATCCTTTTTAAAGGCTTCATGCTTTTTTGCGCCTGGGGTCGAACGCTTTGATCGCGTAATAGCCGGCTTCAAGATTGCTGTAAATCTTGTCAAGCTGCTCTATGGGGATCACTTGTTGCGCGGCTGGCGCAGCATTCAACAACGGCGCGATTAGCGGGGCGTAAGGGTCAAGCATGGCCTGCCAATTGATATTCAATGCAGCTTGTGCCACAACTTCAAACGCAGCTTCGTCAGGCGTCCATGTGGTTCCGCGCAGAATATCTTTGACAGCCTCTGCGATTTCTTGCGCTGATGTATCTGCAGTAATTGGAAAACCAGCGCCGCCTTTGTGCCCAAGGGTTGGTGGCCGAAAATTCCAGTCAGACATTCCTGGCAGGGTATATTTTCTGTCGCTCATAGATGTGCTCCAGTAGTTGTTAAGTTAAAAAAGTCAGTCAAGATGGATTTGCCCATCTCCGTTGCGAACGGCGACAGGTAGCGAGCAAGGGTCATAACTCCATGGGCGCTCAAGACCCAGCATGGCGGCGCAGGCTTCGCTGCACATGACGCGGCCCGTCTTTTCTGGGACGAACCAGGCAATGAATCCAAGAATCAATTGCCAGTCGTACAGCGTTCCCTGGTGTGCGTTGGCCCAGGTGGCAGCCGCTACTGCGTCAAACGTAGATACATCGTCCAACGTCCATTTGTCGGGATTGAGCCAGATTCTCTTGAGCCTGACGCCACCCATGCGGCCAGCCCTGTAAGGCGACCAGGGCGGAAGCGTGTCAGTAGCCACACTGCTGGCGCACCAGTATTGACTGTTGACAGGTTGCGTTGAGCCATCAGGCATCAAATGATCGACGCCATCACCCGGTTCAAAAACCATTTCTGTATGGCTGAACCTGCCGCCCAAACGGAAACGAATAAGCGCATTGGCAATGCCTCTGTAGCCATCCCGTGTGCCGTGGTAAGACGCAAGCTTCATACAGGCTCCGTAACTGCAGCGGGCTCGGGCTGACGCAGCGTGGCCAGTGCCAGTGCATTGGCGGTAGCCGATGCCACCACCGTCAGTGCAGCGCTGCGCTCCTGGGCGTCTGCCTCGGTGTCTTCCCCTGTCTGCGCCAGGCGTCTGCGTGCCGATTCCAGCATCATCGTGTCGGACAGCAAGGATGCATCGCTGCGTGCCTCAACGCCTAGCAGGGCGACTTTGTCCGACGTCTGTTTAAAAAGTGCGATGCTGGCGCTCTCTGCTGGCGTCAGCGTGTGCATGCCCAGCAAGCGACCCTGAATGGCCCGGCTGATTTCGTTTTCTTTCTGCTCTGAAATCACAGATCGGATCTCAGCGTGCAGTCGGGATTTGATGTCGGCCTCACTCCAGACATCATTGGCCATCAGGTTGACGAAGCTGGTCATACCAATTCCTTCCGAATAATGAACTGACACCATGCGCCACTGCCAGGGGACACTGCGAACTGGACAGTTTCAGCAAAGCCGTCAAAGGTACGGGTGTAGTCTTTGGTCGAGCCCTCCTGCCTGCTATTGCCAGCGGTCATCACCTCGACTACGGTAAAGCCGACCGGCAGAATGAAGCTGGTTTGTCCGATGGCCACTGCTGTGGCTGTAGCTGTTGCGTTGGCATTCAAGTAATAAATCGTGCCGTTGATGCCGATGATTCTTGTGCCCGCTGGTATGCCTGTACCACTGACGACCATCCCGATGTAAGGCACGCCGGATGTCACCGATACCGCTGTCAATGCGCTGCTGGCGCTGGTTGTCGTCGCCGTAAAACCAATAGCATCACGGTTCAACGCAGCAATTGGACGGGTTGCCTTGGCTGCTGCTTCAGCACGCCGCACCAGTTCTTCCCGCAAGCCGTAGGGTGGCACGGTCACATCGACACCGGGCAAGGTGGCGGCACGAGACGACAGCTTGACACCGTTGGTAGCGGACACCTTGTTGAAAGTGCCTGCACTTGGTGCTGCTGAAGCCGTGCGGATCAGTCCTGTGAAGCTGGACTCAAAAGTTGGCTGTGAAGCCACCCACTTGTCTTGCTGGTCGTCATAGACAAGATCAGAAACAGCTGTCGAGACAGGCAAAGTAATCTGCGCACCGCTTTGGAACATCCTGCGTTCCTGATCGAACATCCACCAAGCCTGCTCTGGCGTTGGTACGGTGGCTCCAGTTCTCACCAGTGTCAGTGAGCCAGGGAATGGCGCGTCCAGTGCGCGGCTGTTGCCGATGGTGAGAGAAGCTCTGACAGCGACAGTAGTGTCGTAGTCCGACACTGTATTGACGCGCTGGTACGTCGTGACTGTTGTGCCGACTTCGAGTTGTGCGCCCCATATAAAAATACCTGAAGTGGCAACGCCCGCATAAGTCGGGCTTCCAGTTCCCCGATCTGCGTCCAAAACAAAAGGCTGCACCCCAGAAGTATTGGTATTTGTTGCTGTGCTAGTAATGGAGCAGCGATACCAGCCGCCGCCCACAGCAACAATTGAAGCAACGGGAGTGCCAGTGGTCAGCCCCACAACGCCGGTCGTTAAATTAAAGTTGGCCCACGTCTCAGGAAAAGCAGTCTGTTGGAATTGCAACCTGATAAAGCCGTATTCGGATGCTTTTGCATACATTGAAAACGCAAATGACTGCCCGGCCACCACAGAAAAAAGGTTGGCCGCATTTAGCAAATGGTTTGCCAACACCGCACTGGAATTTAATTTGTCTGCTGTATTTGTGCCCACAGGGTCAACAGCGGCATTGGCCACCACTGCCACATCAGATTTCGGCCAAACCGCATCATCAAACTGCTCAGTCTTCGTCAGCAAGTTATGCCGAGGCGATGCGCTGTTCATCGTCAGCAAAGGCACACCATTGGCTGAGGCAACCTCCACACCATTGACGTTGATGGCCAGCCTGCCAGAGACGTAATTCACCGATGCCTTGGCAAAGATCCCTGTAGCGTAGGAGTCCGTGCTTGTGACTGTGCGGGTGGTTGTGCCGTCAAAGACAGTGGCAATTAACCTGTCGCCTTGAATTCCCAGCCTGAATGATGGGCCACTGGCTGCAGATCGCTCTGCAATGGTGGCGTTGTAGCCGTCGTAATCCGTGGCTGTGTTGACGCGCTGGTACGTGGTTGCGGTGGAGCCTAGGTCCACCTGTGGGAACCTGAGTTCTATTGCGTTATCCGCATTCAAGTCAAATGCAAAATAGACCACCCTTAAATTAGCATTTGGCGTAGGTGTAACTGTCGTAGCAAAATTTATTCTTCTCCAAACACCGTCAGCACTCGACACACCAAGACTTAATAGAGTTTGCGTAGATTTCGCAAACGGCGTTTCACTTTGGGAAGACCCGAACGAGATATTCTGTGGGTTTCCTGTGATTAACCTCACCTCTACTGAATTGTTACTGGTTACTGCCACGCTTGCGGTTGCTGGTATGACGACAAAAGTTTCAGCAAAACCACCAGTGCCTGTTTTGACTAACCGACTGACGCCGCTGCCAAGTAATGATTTAGTGATCGCGGAGCCGGCACCGGCGTTGGGTACGAATAAATCGCCTTCACTATTTAGCAGCAAATTCCTTCGCGTAGGCAAGTAATTAACCCAAGCAGACAACCTGAAATCACCCACGCCGTAATCAAGGTCAGCGCTGTAGGGTTCCTGCAGGTAATTCAGTGCGCTCCAGCCGCTAAAAGTCACCAGCTGTGCAGCAGATGCCACGGCTGACTTGACTATGGTTCCGTTGATGCTTGCGGTGGCTGCTTTGTAGCTGCGGTCTGGGCTGGCTTCTTTGACCGACAATACTGAGAAAGTCAGTGTTTCGCCCACAAGCCCGTTGGTTGCGTATAGGGCGATGCTTCCGCCAACGGCGGGGGTCAGTGTCCGGGTATTAGTGCCGGACACGGCAGTACCTAGCACTGCACCGGAATTACCAAAGTCATAACCGATGTTACGGCCGTTAATATTGCCCGACCAGCCGACTGTGATTTGATACGTGATTCCTGCACTAACGCCTAAGCCGTTAGGACGTGCTCCGTAAACCCCAGCAACGGTGCAAGTGCAAACTACGTTTGTTGAACTTGTCACCACTGTGCCGTTCGCATTGGCGGCAACCATCGTCGGAAAGCCTGCAAACAACTCAGGTGCCGTGAGGCTACCCACCACCGTATCAGCCATGTAAGCACGGCGAACGTCGCCAATCATCCAGCCGGTGTTGTGCGTGCTGGCGATGTCGGCTCTCAGTGACAGGCTGAGTGAGGCGTAATTAAGGCGAAACTGGATTAACCGTCCCAAGCCAATGGGCTGACGCACCGCAACAAGTCCTTCTGTCCGGGATGGCGCGAGGTTGTTGCTTGCAATACCTGTAGCTACAAGAACGATCACTGCTCCAACGAATGAGCTGCCGGTAATGTCCGCGACTCGAATAGCTCGAGGCCCAGCAACGAGTGTTGCGCTTCCGTACAACAACCGCACGCCCGAAAACGCTACTGCGTCAGATAAGTCTCCCGTGAATGTGTGGTTAGCCACAGTCCCGTCTTGCCTGATAACACTGACACCACCAGCTGTGGCCACAGCAATTGTCGGCACTGGCAAGCCTGTTACTACGTCGATTGGTGCGTCGGGTAATACTGTTATGGCGACAGCGTTGACTTGGTTGTTAACAATGGCAGCTCCAGCCGGTGTGTAATCGACTGCGGTTCTTGTGTTGTTTCTAGTAGAGATCGCCCTATAACCGCCGCTCTGAGATGCTAACGCACGATAAGCTACCCAGCTATCCAATAAAAAATCAACAACACTGAGAATTCCAAAACTAGCGTCAGCGCATCCAATAACAATTTTGCCGTTACTGGTTGACAAAGAAGACGTGCCCGCTGAATAACAGGGTCTGAACTGTCCTCCAGCAAACCGCATCCACATCGGACGCCCAGGCTCGGTCAGGTCATAAATCGTGACGTTGCCACCCTCTGCAACAATCGCAGCCAGGCGTGGAAACTTGGCTTTGTTACCTCGGAATACTTCGGCGACACCTGTGCTGGTATTAAGCCTGTAGAACTTACCGTCTGTGGTGAGCTGGTAATATCTGCCAGTTACATCTATGGCTGTGTTGACTTCTTTAGTGGATATGTTGTCAACGTCAAGAGTAGTTGTGCCAGGTCCGTAGTGAGCAATCGCAATCCACGAAATAGCCCCAGTTGCTGTGAAAGCACACCTTTTGGCACCCACGCCAGATAAATTACCGGAGCCACCTAAATTTCCTGTTATTCCTGAAGTTGTACTTATGACAAGTGCGTGGTTAGCTGAAGTTGCAATTGTGCTCATCGTCACCTCATAGGTGCGACCCGCTACAGTTGTGATAGATTGCTGCGCCCCGCCATTTGCTGTCACTTGCGTTAAACGCATTGATCCAGCAACAACAGAAAGCGTGCCTCCGTTAAATGCCACCCATCCGGCAGTATCAACACTAAACGCTCCGTTAGCTACAAGCTCCGGCGATGCATTTGACCCCGCAAAACCACGTGCAGCTACTTCATTTTCAAAATTGCCAAGCCAAGCACCATTCAAAGGCTCATTGGCCCAGCTCTTGTCCTGCATCCGGTCAACCCACGCACCGCCGTCTGAATCCTTGCTTGTGTCATAAATCGTCATTGCCGTGACGGCATTGGGCGAGCGGTGCAGCGCTGCGCTGATGGCGCTCAGGTCTTGCTGCAAGACGCTTGATGCGCTAGATGCTGCGGTCTGTGCTGCACTGGATTGACTTGCTGCCGTTGCCAGGGCGGCGTTCATTACTGCAGTTGTGCCAAAAATCGCCAGGGCCTGGGCTGAAGATGCACCAGCAGTGCCTGCACTGGTGTTGGCTTGCGAGGCAGAAGTAGAGGCTGCAGTGGCGGCTGAAGTGGAGGTCGCGGCGCCGGTAGTGGACGCCGATGCCTGGGTGGTAGCGGTTTGCGCGCTGCTTAGTGATTCCGATGCTTTGGTGTTTGCAGCGGTCGCGCTGACGGCGGCCTCATTCGCTTTGGTCGTGGCTGCGCTGGCGCTGGCTGCAGCGTTAACAGCGCTGGTTGCTGATTCTGTTGCCTTGTTGGTTGCGATGACCGCCTGGTTGGCGGCAATGACCGCTCCGCTGGATGCGGTGCTGGCGCTAGATCCGGCTTCCGTGGCCTTGTTGGTGGCTGTGCTGGCTGCCGTGCTGGCCGTGCCTGCAGATTGCCCTGCCTGCGTTGCGGACAAGGCAGCGGCGCTCTTGGCGGCATCCGCTGCAGTCGCCGCATCAGAAGCTGTGGCGTTGGCTGCGACGAACGTGGCGACAACCGTATTGAGTTGCGCCTCATAAGTTGCTACGGCTTGGGCTAGTGTTGGCATGTTTTAATTTCTTTGAATATGACTTGCGTTAGCTAAATCGGCCGACGTTGGCGTTGTAGTCTTTGAGCACCAGGCTTGTGATTGCGGCCTGGTCGACCAACGCAGAAGTGTCATCTTGAAAGGCGCGGAAGGCGCGAAAATTGGCGCCGGCACCAAAACCACCCACAGTCCCGATAGAAGGGCTTGCAGCCGCAATGCTCGGAGAGATCGAGGTGTTTCCTACGTTGCCAGCTGACAGTAACAAACCGTTGCGGTAGTAGTAAAAATCATAAGTACCATTCACGAGCTTTTTACAAGCAACTACTATCTGATTGATGCTATTGATTGCAGGCGTGAATATTCCACCAGTGTTCCCCAATATCGTCAGGCGAATTTGTCCGCTGCTGGTATTGCCGTTGTCAATACTCCATTGGTTGGTAAGCGCGCTAGTGTTATCACACATTCCAGCAATGCCCGAGTAAGCGGTGGCGGAACTGGCAAGATACTTTATCCACAAGCCAAACACAAAGCCAGCAGCATTTGAGGCTGATTTACCAGATGCGGGGAGTGCGATATTTTGTGAGCCGACGGGGCTAAAAGAAAACCCACCAGAGCCAAACACATTGCCGCCTGAAAAACTTGCATTTGCAGCGAGAGGCGAGAGGTCTGTCCAAACGTCAACGCCCGCTATAGGACTGGCCTGTTTAGCGTAAGAGTAGGTGTCTAAGCTGTCGTAAAGAAACCTAGTGCCCAGCGTAACGGTCGCATCGCGGTATAGCTTTGGCAAAGTAGCGTCGGTGAAAGTAACGCCGGGAATTCTAGTAATGAGGGTCATGCGAGCCAGCCTTTGGTGGTAAGGAAATTGAAGACCGCGCTAGCGACGACACCGTAGCCAGAAGTATTTAAATGGATCGAATCTGCGCGCAACGATGCGGGTATGACATCGTTGGTGGTGTCTGTTGAGTCTTGCCCAGTCCCCGTGCCTGAACGCACCAATAGCGCTCGAATGTCAATGAAATTACGCGGGTAAAGAGCACGCAAGTCGTTGTTCAATTGCGTGATGGCGAGATAAGTGCCAGAGCCTGTGACTTCGGCATTTGTATTCAAAATACTCATCACGACAAACCGCTTTTCAATGGGTTTAAGTTGACCCACGGCATCAGCAATCGCCAGCTTGACATCGGCGTTGAAGGTTGCCGAGCCCGCATTGTTGCGCCCATACCAAAACACCACCGTCCCAAACTGCCTGTTATCAGAGGTGTCCACGATAAAGGCAGTGGACGAGTCGATGACCAGCGCTGAGCCTGCTGTCGTGCGCGTGAAGTTCACCGCTGTGGGTACGCCGCCCCCGTCGAAAGCGGTGGCATTTAACGAGCCGGGTATTCCCGCCAATGTACCGGCGACTGAGCCCGGACCCTGGTTGTTGTGAATCTGAAAGTTTTGCGCCGTGACGGCCACTGCACCACTCGCAGGGATGGTGTTGCCGGTAATGGTCACGAAGGGCACTGACCCGCCAAACCGTCCAGAGATGGCCTGCGCCGACTGACCGCCAATACCAAAATTGGTCACTGGCTTGCCAAGCAATGTGGCAAGTTGTGTCGGGTAAGGCGTGCCTCCTGAGCCAGCAGTCAAAGAGTCGCCTGATGCAAAGAATCCAGATGGTGTAACCCATTTGGTATTGACTGCGATTTGCGCCACTTGCGGAGCAGTCGCCCCCGCCACTGGCAAGCCTTTTACTAAAAACTGCCCGGCAGCGTCCAGACCCCAGGCGATGTTGCCCTGACTGTCCATTACTACGTGCGTGTACCCGCTTCTGATGTACGCAGTGTCAAGTTGTGTTGGAAGCGTCAGCAAAGTAGCGGCGTTTGCTGCTACGGCTGCAGCAATGTCGCCGCCCTTGCCAAAAATTATCTTGCCGTCACCGCGTATTCCCAAGGCAAGCGCGCCGGTCACATCAAGCCAGGCAGCGGCGTACCCCACCCTGTCGCTGTAGCTGGTGTCGAAACCCAACGAGTCGATAAAGACTTTGGTTTTAAAACGAAGCAGCTCAGTAGCGGTTCCTGCGGCGTTGGTGTAAACAATCAGGTCTTGCAGGTCGGTACTCAGTACGCTGAAACTCTGGCCGCTGGTTGTACCAGCAATACCAAGCGCCGTAGAGGTGAACACCTTGCCGCTTGTATTGGCGGCATCGCGTGCTGCCTCTGCTGCCGTCTTGGCTGTCGTTGCCAGGCTGGCCTGTGTCGTACTGATGCCAGCTTGCGTTGTGCTCGTATTTGCTTGGGCCACAGATGCTTGACGGCTAATCTCCGAGGCCGTGGCACTGGCGCTCGCGCTGACTTCAAAATCAAGCCATCCCGTTGCCCGGAAAATCATCTTCCGGTTTGTGGTCGTGTTGAAGTATTCGTCGCCCAATTGATTGGCTGCACCGCCAACGCGGGTGGCCGGGTCAGCAGCCAATGCGCCCCGGTAAATGTGATTGATCGCTGTCTGCGTGGTTGTGGCTGCAGCGCTGGACAAAGCAGCTGCATTTTTGCTGGTTAACGCATCTGCCTTGGATAAGCCGGCGTCATACTGCGACAAGGCTGCAGCAGCACTTCGGGTAAGGGATTGAGCGGCTGCAGTCTCTGCGGAAACACGATCATCGTCAGCCAATACGGCTTGACTGGCAGCGACGACTGCCTGGCTGGTGGCTGTGCCCGCGCTGGTTGATGCTGATGTGGCGCTGCCTGATGCGTTGGTGGCTGACGTCGCGGATTCACTCGCCTTGGCAGCCGCGACGCCTGCTTGAGTTGTAGCGGTCCCCGCCTGCGTGGCAGCTGTACCCGCGCTGGTCGAGGCGTTGGTCGCGCTGGTGCTGGCGCTGACGGCACTTGCCGCCGCTGCGGTTGCGCTTCCTGCCGATGCGGTTGCAGAGTTTGCCGAGTTTGTGGCTTGCGTGGTTGCCAGGCTGGCCTGCGCAGTCGACAAGGCAACTTGCGCTGTGACAGGTGCCAGTGCCCCCTGCGCTGCAGCCAGTGCTTGCTGTGAGGCGTCCAGCGTCGGGTAAGGCTCCTGCATCAGAATCTGGTGCAGGTTGCAAGCTGAATTGGGGACCAGTGCCGTGCCATTCAGGAACTTTTTGCCGGTGTCCGGGTTGGTCGCGGTGATCGTGTAGATCGACCCATTTGTACCCAGGGCGTTTGGCCAAAGGTTCAGGACGGCTACGCCCAGGCTATTGGCCTTGACCTCGATGATCTCGGGAACGACAAATCCCTGGTAGATCTCGGTGCGGTCGAGCTTGGCCCGGATGACGGCGCCCGCTACCGGGTTGCCGTTTTGATCGCTTGCGGTGCAGTTGACAGCTACGGTTGGTACAGGCATGGATTACACCCCCACTGAAGCTGGCATTCCAGGCTTCATCTGTGGCGCAACAGCCATCGTGGCCTTGATTTCGTTGGACAGGCTGCCGTTGAACATCGCGTAGTACGCGGCCGCACGAGCCTCGTTGCCCGCGTACTCGGAGTCCTTGTTGTAGGCTCGGTACAAGATGTAATCGAGCAGCACATTGGCGTAAATGGCGGGCACACTGATGTTGCCGACGACACTGGCAAAGGTGCTTCCGTCTGCGGGCTCGGCAATGTCAGTCGGGATGGCTGAGTACATGATCTCCAGCTGAGCGGCGGCGCTGGCTGGTGGGTACACGTAGAACGTCTTGGGGTCCCTGGCGTCGAACATGTAGTGCAATATGTTCACGTTTGGCGCGATGCTGTGCCAGCCAGGCATCTGCGCGTCAAGAATGTGGCGCGATACAACGCGAACAGCACCTTTGCTGGAGGTGGCCGCAAGATTGCGCGTTATCTCGATGAGTTTTGCAGGTGTCGGAGAAAGTGCCATGGCATCCAGGCTCTGCCGTGAGCCCAAAGCCAGCGTGCCGGTCGCGGTCCGGTTCATCGCGTCTGGGCGTACCAGAATGATCTCGCGCTGAGCGTCATTGAGCCAGCGAACCAGCTCGGATACAGGCCAGCGGACCGAGGTGCTGTCCACCAAAATGTCGGTTGCGCGGCGGATGATCGAAGATGCTGAGACGGTCATGGGTGGGCTGCCTGTTTAGAAACCAAACGCCCGTGGCGCAACGGTGATCGTTCCGCTGATGGCGGTGTCGTATTGCAGTTCGATCTTGGCGTTCACAACGCCCTCATCGAACTGCGCCTTGTAATAGCCGGTCAGGGCTGGGTTGCTCCAGGGCTGGCCTGGCATCGCCATCAGGCTGGCCTTGACGCCTGCGCAAACAGCCATCAGGTAGCGCTCACTCAGCACATCTGGCAGCGTGCTGGCCAGCGACTTAGGCACGTAGCAGACCTTGGCCTGCAGCGTGGTGCCGGTGGTGACGCCCTGGGGCAAGGGGTAGACGGTCAGGGACTGACGGTCGGCTGAGACGCGGTAATGCGTCGGCTCGGCAGATCCCTGGTCTTGTGTCAACTCAACGGACAGTCGCTGGACCGTGACCGGTATCAATGGGTGCATACCTGTCCACACGTCGAGCAGCAGGTAGACCTGGGCATCGATCGGTGCTTCCAGGTCGTACTCGGACTGGCCATTCACCAGGAGGATCGGCTCGGCGACCTCTTGCCACACTTGCGAGCGCTGGCAGAACTCGATCGCCAATCGGCGCAAGGTCTGCTTGACCAATGGGTCGGTCATGCCTGGCAGCTCGACCATTAGGTGAGGTAGAAAGTCGTCCAGTTTCATGCTTGACCTTGTTGGCGTTTAGCCGGTATCAGTCATGCACCTGGAAGTTGTAGCGAGGCACGTCGCGGGTCGTGACACCGCCAGCAGGGTTTGGGCTGGTGATGGTCTGCACGGCATTGCGCAGCACGTCCAGAACCTCCACGGGAACCACTTCGCGGGTGCCTCGTGGAATCTGGTACAGCACGCCATTGACGCCAACTACCACTGCATGGTCGCCGCCGTCTTGATCGCTTGCATAGATCTCAAGGGTTTTGGTTTTGCCGGAAAGGCCAGAGCCCCCGGTCGAGCCGCTGGACTTGGCCGCGTTGGCGGCTACTGGTGCGACAGTCTTGGGTGCAGGTGTACTCAGGTCGGTTACTTTGGATTCGGATGCCATGTTTATGTCCTCACAGAATGTTTAAATCAGGTCGTAAAAATGACCAGCCCACCCGTCAAGGCAAGCCGGTCATTTGTTCACTTAGGCAGTGGCTGCGACTTCGCCTCTCAACATAAAGGCGTCATTTAAAATCACGCATGTCTGCATCGTCTTCCAGCTCACCGAGCCGCGTTGGGCCAGTGGGTCAGAATCGCTTGGCTTCGGGTTCACGACCATCGGGGTGATGGCGTACATGCCCTTGAGAGCCACGATTCCGTACGCGTCTGAACCGAGGTACAGGACCGGGTAGACGTCAGCCGCCGTGGCGTTGGTCGACAACATCGTGCCTGCAACACCACCAGCGCTCGGGAAGGAAGTGAAGATGGTGGACGACAGATAGCGAACGTCCTCAACCTTGCCCAGCTCGTTTTCCCAAGGGGTGATCGTGCCGTACTTCTCTGCAGGCGTGAAGCCAGCCATGTTGCGAACATCAGTCTCGCAGTCAGGGTGGATCAACGCGACATAACCAGGAGCCACGTTCTGCGTCTCAAAAGCGACGGTGCTGCGGATGATCTTGGTGATGAAGCGTGCGTTCTGGCGCTTCAGGGTACGCACAGCGCGGCGCTGCAGGGTGATCGTGATGGGCGTGTTCACGGCGACGCGGGTAGCGCCGTTTGCAAACAGCACATTGGTGCCTGCACGAAGTACACCAAAACGCATCGTCTCGACCAGCTGGGCAGCTTGCTCACCCAGCAGCTCGGTGGCCTCTTTCAGCACCGGGTCCTCGTGGGTGTCAAAGACCACATCAGAGATGCGGATCAAATCGCCGTACTGTGCAAGCGTAGCCGTCACATCGGTGAACGCCAGGGTCTTGCGGGCAGGCGTGACGCCCTCGACAAGCTCGACTGGGGTGTTGTTCAGCGCGCTGTAACGGCGGAACTTGATCACCTTGCTGTTGTTGGCAGGCAGTGGTTTGGCCTGGCCGAATTTCTCCAGGACCAGGTAAGGTTGACCGCGAACCAGCATGTCTTTCGCTGCGTATGCGGCCGTACGTGGCGAGATGTCGCCGTAGGTAGTTGCCATAAAAATTCCTTTGAGCGTTGGTGTCAAAGAAGCAAATGACGTGGCCGTATGCTGACTCAGCGAATCTGTTTATGGGGCGCCTTGGCGTATCCCGATTCGGGTCGGCGCGACTATTGAGGTCGTGCTCCAGAAAAGTGACCGCGTATGACGAACACGGACGAAACGCTGTGAGGCAGGTGTACTGTTGAATCAACAACAAGATGTTTGCATCAGGGCAGACTTACTTGGACCTGGCAGCTTCGCCCCAGGCTCCTTCAAAATCATCTTTGGCTGTAGGCTCGGCCGGCAGGCTGATGGCGCCAGAGCGAACCCCGGTTGCTGCATCAACGCTTTCCTGGCTGACCACTTTCTGTTTGGCTTTTGTGGTCTCGACCTTGGCTTGCGCGTCGGTCTCAGCCTGCTTTTTGAAATCCTTCAAAATCTTGATGACCTGCTTGGCGGTGCCCTTCTCGGCAGCCTCCTTGCGATCCGCGTCACCAGCTTCAACGAAGGCAGCGAACTCGGTCGACTTGCAGATCTCATCAAAGTCCGGCACCGCATCGACAATCTTTTCAAAGTGCTGACGCGCGGTGTCGTCTTGAATTTGTGAAATGATATCTTTGACCTTGCCGTCGACCTCGCTGACTTTGTCGGCAGCAGCCCGTTTGCCGGCGTCTGCAGCCTTGGCGCTGACAACCATGTCGATCATCCTGACGAAGTCCTCGCCGAAGTCTTCTGACAGCTTGGCCATCGCCTGGGCGGCGGTCATGCTGCCATCCTCGACCTGCTCGGCCATCTCTTGCGCAGCCTCGCCCATCTCGGCGTTGCCGGACAATGCGGCTTGCTCGCCAGCTTTTTCAATCGCTGCTGCGGTCGGCTCAGGGGTGGTTTGCTTCTTCGAGTTGAGCTCGGCCTCCATCTTTTTCAGGCGACCCTCCCAGCTCTTGAGGCGTTGCTCTTCCTTGCCTGCAGCAGCTGGATCAACCTGCTCCTGCGCATCATCTGCGTCGGTGTTGGCAGACTTCTGAGCCGCTTCTGAGGCAGATTCATTCTCATCGCCTTCGCTTGTCCCGCTTTCAGATTGCTCAGCAGATTCGCCTGCTTGGGCGTCTGGGCTGTCATCCGCTTCAGCCGGCTCTTCAGGCAGTTCGACGCCGCCTTCTGGCTGGTCTTCCGAGTCCCGGCTGGCTGGCGCAATCTCGTTGAAGGCGTCGCCGTAAGCGCCTTGTTGTTCGGCGTCTTCAGCGATTTCTTTTTCGGTCATAACACGTTTTCCTTTTGGTTGAAGCTATTTGATTCAGGCGCGGCCGCTGGTGAAGGTCTCTGACATCACCAAAACACGCAGCGCTTCCAGTTGCCTGGCTTGCGCTTGCAAGGCTGGCACATGCACTGGCTCGGCATGCAGCAGGTCGTTTTTGAGGCAATCGGTCAGTGCGGCAAACAACCCGAGCCAGGCCCGGTTGTTGTCGCTCACCCCGTATAAGCGCACTTCTCGTGCGGCTTGATCCAATTGTTTCAGGGCGCGCTCGCTCATACGCCCTCGATCTCGTCGGTACGCATGCCAGCGTTCAATCCAAGCTGCCCGGTGGCCGGTTCAGGCGTCGGGTTGCCGGGTGCCATTGCCACATCAGGTCCAGCCACATCAGGGATGTCATCGCGCGCATCGGCGCCATCCATCGGCAGTGGCATGCCATCTGCATTCAGGCCATCCTCTGGCCCTTCGACCGGGCCCAGTTCTGATGCATCCTGGCCAAAGGCCTGGCTGGCGTCTTGCTCGCTTTGTACCGGTGGTCCATTGAGCATGGCCAGCGTCGGCTCGGGCGTCTTGTCGACAAAGCCCACGCTACGCAGAATCTCATCGCCAGCTGGCGCAATGACGGGCCTCTCGGTGGCCACGCCGCCTGCCTGCAGTGCAGCAAAGACCGACGCCACCTTGTTTTGGATGGTCTCGCTCTGGGTCTTCTCGACGTTGGCCTGAGCCTGCTGCATATCCAGAGCGATGCCTTCGAGGCGCGCCAGCATGTCCTTGACCTTGGTGGCAACCAGCTCGGCCTCGGCAGACAGCTTGGCAGCCTTGGCTTGCTGCTCGCCCAGCTGCGCGGCAATCATGTCCTGCTGCATCTGTTGCTGAGCCTGGATGGCTGGATCTTTTTGCTCCTCCTCGACCTCGTCCTCGGTCTTGATGACGTCAGACAGTTCGAGCGCTTCGGCACGCTGCTGGTTGAGCTTGTGTCGCTTGATGTAAGGCGCGTCTTCGGGGTTGGACACCAGGGTTGCAAACTCGTTGAGCTGCCTGGCTCTGACCTCACGCGCCACCAGTGATGCCGTGCCGCGCGCATACACGTCAAAGTCACCCTTGATCGAATGGTCTGTGCCGAATTTCATGTTCCATCGGTACAAAGACTGCAAGAAAGGCACTGTCACGCCCTCGTCGTAGCCAGATATCAGATCCTTGATCACGATGTTCACCGCGCCCATCAGCATCGACAAGCCCGAGCTCGTGCCCGCCGCACCATTGGTTGCGTTCTCGCCGGTCATGTAGCGCGGGATGGCTGTGACCTCGTCCGCGTTCTGGTCAAACTTGCTGGCCATCGCAGCCAGCCACTCGACATGGTTGGGCACCTCGATAGCGCGAACCGCTGGCGAGCCAGGTTGCTGGCCATTGCGCAGGTAAACCTTCCAGGGCGCGAGCGCTGAAGCGTTGTCGGTGCCGCTCAGCAGGCTCGTGATGATTTCGATCATCGGTCCTGAAGTGATAGCAGCGTTGTCAAGCATCATGCGGGTTGCAGCATTGATCATCTTCTGGTCATCGCGCATGATGGTGGCCAGACCCTCGCCAAAGATCGATGTCTCGTCTTTGTCGAAGTGGTACAGGTGGTAGGGCCAGGTGATGCCATCGATCGGCTGCAGAACAGCCTTGATGACAGTGCCGTTGGGCAGCATCCAGGTGTTTGCAAAAAACGACTCCTGCATCCGTTCTGGGTCTACCTTGATGCCGGTCTGGGCCAGCTTGTAGCCCTCGACATAACCCCATCGCTCGAGCAGCTCAAACTGTCCTGTGTTGTCGCCTTGCTTGCTCTCCCGGTCGCCAATGGCTTTGAGCTCTGCGTCGAAGTGTCGTGGCACGCTGACGCCGCCCGGGTTCGCCTCCAAGTGGTCAACAATAAGTTTCTTGTTGAACGATTTGTTTTTTGTCAGCTCAAAGAATTGAGCATGCGAGAAAGAATGGCGCTCGTAGATGAATCTGCACTGGTCCAGCTCGGTCGCGCCCATGTCCGGGTAAAAGCGCCAAAGTGGCACAAAATCCAGGAACGGTGCGAGGTAGGTTTCTGAGCACGGCGTCCAGTTGCCACCATCCTTTTTAAAGCGGGTGCGGATGCGTCGCTCGACCAGTGGGCCCTTGAGTACACCGGTGCCGTACAGGTGGCCAGAGTGCAGAACCTTCAGTGCTTGCTGCTTGTAGCGCGCCTCCACTAGCTGGTCCTCCATCTTCTTGCTCATGCCCTTGGCGGCTTTTTTGGCGGCCTCGGTGAGCCAGGCATCGATCTGCTCATCGGTCGGGTCAGGCAGCTGCGCGCCCATCACGGCTGGCTGCGGCATGCCTTGTGGCAATCCCTGCGCCTGCATTGGCGCTTGCGCCTGCATTGGATCGGCCGGCGCTTGCTCGGCTGGCATCATCTGCTGCTGATTGGCGAGCATGGCCTGGGCTTGTTTGATCAGCGCCTCGCGGGCTTCAGCCTTGGCTTCAGGGCCCATGTCGGCCACCGGTGTCGGGCTGGCATCCCAATTTTTATCGTTGCCAGCCGGAAACAGCAGGTCACTCACCCGGCTGTCAACGGTCTTGACCTTGACGCGCGTCTTGCGCACATAAGACTTCGAGCGGGTCGGGCCGATGGCTGCCAGCTCCTCTGGTTCGTACTTGCCCTTGTATTGGCGCATGTCCATCAGCCAGCGCTGCTCGGTCGTCAAGCGATCCAGCTCGGCCTTGTGAAACTCACCCAGAAACTCGGCGCCCAGTGCGCTCATGGGTTGCTCGGGCTCCTTGCCAGAAAATGCGCGCGCGGCCGATGCTTCGTACTCGCCGTTGCTTTTTGGCTCTTCGATCGGGTAGATGGGTGTGTGGATCATGTGGGTCTTTCGTGAAAGTGTCAGTAGCCAGCGCTGGTGGTAGCAACAGCCTGGGTGCTGCGTCCTGGATTGGCGCTGCGCGGTGCAACCGGCGCGCTGAAGGTCAGGGCCAGTGCATCGCCGCCGTCAGGGCTGCGAATCTGGCGCTTCTTCATTTGATCTTTGCTCTCGAGCTGGCGCACATTGCGCGAGTTCTCAACCGGCTGTGGTGCACAGCAATCGGAAATCAGGGCTGCATCGTTCGGGCAGCGGTTTGGATAGTCCCCAAACCAGTCGCACATGGTCCACCAGATTTCAGCGCGCTTGTTTAAGTACAAATCTGGCTTGCTGGCCTGCTGCGCAAAGCTCACGCCGATGACAGGGATATTCAGCTCCAGCAATCGGTCAACAATGCCTGCGCCCAGTCCACCCTTGTCCACAAACATGGCGTCCGGGTACAGCGTGCGGCCGTTGCAGACGATGCCGTCCATCCAGTAACCAGCCAGCTTGCCGGCAATCTGCATCGTGCTGAGCTTGTCGTGGTATTCGATGCGAAAGCAGGTGCGCCCACATCTAAAGGCCAGCGACGTGCGGTCACTCGTGCCCTGGCCATCACCAGCTGGATCGCAGCCGATGATCAATGGCGACTCGAGGTCCAGGTAGTCACTGTTGACGGCCCTCATCACAGAGGATGGGTTGATCAGCGGGTTCTGTGTGCTGGTCTTGAAGGCCAGCGAGGCAGTGGCTGGATATTCCTGGTCAAACAACCAGGCAAAGCCCTCGCCGTACTCGATGATCTTGTTCTGCCGCCACTGCATCTGCGCCAGGTCCAAGCCATAGGCCAGCTGGTAGGCCAGGTCTTCGATGCTCAGCTCGAAGTTCTCGCGCGGTGGCGTGCGGTACTCGTCCTGCCAGTACCAAGGCACAAAGATGGCCATGTACTCGCCCTTGCCCGCCTCGGCGTCCTGCCACATCAGGTGGAAGGCATTGCCCAGGCCATTGCCGGTTGACTCCAGAATGATCTCGGTGTCCACGCCTTCGGTGCCCGACGGGATGGTGTTACCGATTCCAGCCAGGTGCATCTGCGCGTTGGCCCAAAAGCCGAATTCGCTTCCATGCAGAAGTTGCGCTGTGTTTGATCGCCCAACGTCCTTGCTGCCAGCTGTGGCCAGCTTGTAGCCGCTGTCGAGTTTGCCGAAGATCAGCTCCTGTGCGTTCGATGCCTTGATGCTTGGCGCAAGCGGGTTGTGGTCCTGATAGCGCTTGACCATGTTGAACAGGTTGGTCGTCGCCTTTTCTTCGTGCGCAACGATAAAGCTGCGACGGCCTGGTCGCATCGATGTCTTGTGGTAGAACCGCGCGCCCACATAGGTTGAACATCCCTGTTGACGCCCTTTTAATGCCAGCGCACGAACCAACCCATGGATCTTGAGTTGCTCTTCGAGCTGCGCATGAATGTGCCTCTGCGCGCGGTTGAAAATGAACGGCACCAACCGACCACCCTTGTCCAGCACCTTCAGCGCATGCCGGGAGTAAAGCTCCAGGTCATCACGCAGGCGAATCAGCTTGCGCTGGCTGTCGGTGAGCTCGGTCGTGTGGGTCATGCCAAGAGCCCAGCCCTGTGATTGCGCCTCACCCAGTAGCCATAAGCAATGGCTGGCGAAGCACCCGATGCCGGAATCAGGTAGCCGCCGCGCCTGGGGTCATCTATAAGGTCGAAGCAGAACCACAGGCCACCACGTTTGATGAGTAGAGGCTTGCTCATAGGTTCTGAATCCCTTTGAGCAGCTCTTCGATGTTCGACTTCTCTTCCTCGCCATCACTGATGCCAAAGGCCTGGCGCTCCATCTTGATCAGCTTTTCCAGCATCTCGATCAGCTTCTTGCTGGCATCGACGCGGCCGACAGAGCTGATGACCTTCTGGTACAGCTCGTTGAGTTTGTCCTTGCGGAATGTGCCTGTGTGATCAGGACCCGAGGTATCCATCAGCTCGCCCAGGCCCTGGAAGAGCGTCAGGTTGTGAGTCTCGGCCTCAATTTCGGTGAGCAGGTTGCGAAACAGCGCGCGGGAGCGGCCAATGTCTGCGCGGTGCTCGATACGAATGCGGTACTGAAGGTCGGCGTTGGCTTCAATGACGGCCTGTTCGTTAGCGGCCTTCTGTTCACTAACTAACTCGCTAACCGCTGCGGCACTAACTCGCGCTTCAGCCTTGGCTTTGATCTTTGCCTTGAGGTCTCGTGTCCACCCAAGGCCTTTGGCTTTCTTGATAATCCCTGCATCAGAGACGCCGTATTCCTTGCCAATATCCTTGAGCGAGCGAATGCCTGCCCGGTAGTGCGGCTCGACTGCTTCCCAGTCAATCGCTGGCTTTTTGTCTTTGGTGTTCTCGGTCATGCGGCGATCCATCGGACAGCATGAATGCCGATAGGCATCACATCGTGGTCCTGATTCAACGGGAAATGCTTTGGATCAGCCCTCATTCCGCTCGGCGGATGAATAGCAGCAACGGCCTGGGCTGCGTCTTCTGACTGCTCTGGGCGAAAGTAGTAGCCAACGGCACCCAGGCCGCCCGAGACGATCAGAGGCCTGTCACGGCTGGCGTCGGGTTTAAAGGGGTTGGCCTCAACCACGCACGAACCACTTGATGCGAAGGTCTAGGACCTCCTTGTAGTCCCGCATGCAGGCCGACTGCTGCCAGAGCAGAAGGCGCTCCTCGATGGGCAACTGGCCAAACGCGACGGTCTTTTGGAACTTGTCCAAAGCCTCGGTCTTGGCGGCCAACTCATCCCGTTCCTTGACCACGCGCTCCTGGTGCGGCAGTAAGCCAACAGGATGTTTTTGTTCAGGCGTGCTGAGATCTGGCTTTGCGGTTGGCTCTGCCGAATTGGTATTTTGGGGTGTAAGAGTCGCCAGCCGTAGGGCGCCGCAATAGCACCAAACGGCATACCCATCGGCAACGCCAGGCTCGCTGATGGCGCCGCGACAGTTTGGACAGATCTTCATTTGTTTGGCACCTTGTAATCCGAAACTCCCTTGCGCCAGGCCCGGTTGTACGATCGGTCCTGCACTGCGAGGTTGCTCTTGGCGTTGCTGCCGCCGTTGTCGAGCGCGCGGAGGTGCGCCACGTCTTTACCGTCACCGACCTTCGTCCGGCCTTCCTTGATCATCTCGGCGCGTGCCCGGTTGTTGGCGACTCGCTTGTCAACATTGGAGGGCTGGGCATTGTAGTTTTTTTGATATAAAAGCTTCTGCTCGGATGACTTTGGCATCGGTTACTTCATCGTCTTCGTGAAGTCCTGCAGGCTCATCGGCTTTTCACCGAGCGCTTCCGCTTCCTTGACGTGGATCTGGTAGCCACGCCCACCGATTGCAGTGGCAGCCTGCTTAACCATGCCTGCGCCAAGAATGGTGGCGTCTGGCTTCTTGCCGCCGCTCCAGCTTTTTTCGTACTCTTGCGCGTCTTTGTTGGGCTTCATGTCCATGTGGTTCCTTTGAATCTCGATGTAAATTACAGCCAGCCCTTGGTGCAAGACCTGCGCCCAGCATCCAGTCCCGCGCGGTAGCCTTGCTTGCCGCCCGCTTCTAATCCTTGCGCGTAGCCGCTCTCGCCTGCTCGTTGCAACGCGTCCTCCAGTGCCATTGTTGGCATCACCAGGCATCCACCGCCATCCGCGCAAGCCTTAACCTCGACCGGTGTCAGCAGGTAGTTGCCGTCCTTCATCTGCACCGCCATGCCAGCTGTCGGCAAAGTCATCAGCGCCGCCAGCAGGTAAGCTGCAATGGTTCTGGCGCGACATTTATGCTTTGCTGACATCGGCAATCCTTCGGGTCGAAGACAAACCAAAATAGAAGCCCGCATCCCACGGACAAGAGCAACGGGGCAGACGCGTGTTGCACGCGTCTGCTGTCGCCTTGGGGCGGCTAGCACACCCCCTAGCCCGATGCCGAAGCAGAGCGGGAACTCTTTGATGCGGGCGCCGGGCGATCCCTGTTCTTCGTTGTGTTGGCGAGTGGCCTGAAGGGGTGCCCGGCTTAACTTTCTCAGGTCTTTCGACCAGACTGTTGTTTATTATACACAACATTTAATTGTGTCAATGACTATTTGTTGTGCCTTGCGGACGTGTCGATTGGCTGTACATGTCGGCCGGACGTGTCGATTTTTCTGGTGAATTTGTACGCGTCCTGTGCAACTACTGGATAAACGATCAGTGCTTTTGATGCTGATGCCAAGGGTTTGTACTTAGTTTTAATATTGCGCCAATTGTTTTCGTGTGATACTATTTGTTTATGCACCAGCCTTTTGTTGCTGTAAACCAAGGAGATTTTCATGATTACCAAAATTACCGCCGACAAAATTACTCAATTCGAGCGCGCTACCTGCACCACGGGTAGCGAGCACATCGCCGAGGCCTATCTGGAGTCTGAAGAGGGTTGCGTGAACAGTGCGGTAGCGAGCTATCAAGCGGATCAGCGAGCCGCCAAGTGGGATGCGATCGGTGGACTGGCAATGCCCGCTGGGCCGGCCGCGTAATGCGCGCGCTAATTGATGAGTACGGGGCGGCAGTCGCAGCTCGCGTGGCTGCTGCAGTGGTTATAGGTGGCTCACCCCTACTGGACTGGGCGAAGGCTCGCGAGGCGTGTGCGCTAGCAGCCCTGGACGATGCTGTAGCCGCTGCCAGGCAGGACAAGGCGTTGCTGGTGTACGCGGCTAAGCTCCAGTTGTACGCGACGCTTCTTGCAGCTGTGTTTTTTTTAGGGCTGCACTATTTATTTAATTACCTTGAATCCTAAGATTCGCCATGCCAGCGCAACCACTGTACAAACGATCAGTGAAAATAAATCGAATGCCGTTGCAACATCCTGTCCATTGATGTAGAATATGTTCACAAACAAACAATTTAACCAAACAACGAGCCCATCATGCGATCCACCACACCCAACCTCTTCATCTGGCGCAACGGCCTGCGTGTACCGCTCACAGCGCGCGGTACGCTCCCGGCCTATCACTGCCATTGCTGCGGCTTCCTGCGCTGCGCTGGCATCTGGCCCACAGAGGCTGCGGCACTGTCCGCCAGGCTGGGTCGCACCGGCGTGCTGGTTGTTTTGTAGATTTATTATTTAAAAACCAAGGAGCCCATCATGAAATTACTACTTCTCGATACCCGTAACGACAAGCACTACACCGGCGACACACGGGCTGACCTGGTGGAGCAAATGGTCGCTTCCGGCTTCATTGCGATCCGACTATCAGACCGGATGGATGCCAGTGGCATCTACCCCACCAAGACACACAAGGCGGTGATCGATGTCAAAGGCTACACCCAGCCCATCACGCTGAGCTTCAGCGATCAATATACCGACGACGAAAGGACTAAGGAAGTCAACCGGGGCCTACTCAATCAGCTCTGCAACTGCTATGAATTCATAGCCTTTAAAAACATCGCTGCAGATTGATCCCAGCCTGAAGCCCAATGGGCTTTGGAGTGTGATCCCGCACCACCTCAAGGAGTCAAAAATGAAAGCCATCAAGATCATCGCCGGCAACGCCGACGCACTCACCGCAGCATTAAAGGCTGCCAACGGTCGCAGCACTGGGCACACCCTGACCAGTGGTGCGTTCGTCCTCTCGATAGCCTCGACCTTCGAGGAAAAACTCAACACCCTGACCGGCAACAAGAAGCTGGCCGGCGGTGCCAAGGCGGTCTGGGTGTCCGGTGTGCAGCTGCCCAATGCGTACAAGTACAAGCGCATCGTGACGCGACTGTCGCTCGAAAGGCGCAGCGCCGACTGGTGGCTGGTCGACATCCAAGCTCTCGAGGCGTACAAGGACGCTGGCCCTGAGTACCTGATTCTCAGCGTCGATCAGGATGCCGCCGCCGTCGCGAAATTCCGCCGCCAGTACAGCCGCGCGACCCCCGTCAGCGAGCCGGTGGCTGCCGCGACACTCGAGTCTGATCCCGCCTTTGGCGCCAACTGATCCCAGCTTGAAGCCCATAGGGCTTTGGAGTGTGATCTTGCACTTAAATAACTGGAGCGGATATGACTACAAAGCACACCCCTGGGCCCTGGCAGGTCAATCACAACAACCCGCATCAGGTCTGCGATTCCGACGGAGAAAAACGCGGCTGCTCACCCATTGCCGTTACTCACGGCACCCTAAAAGAAAGCAAGGCAAACGCCCGACTGATAGCCGCTCTGCCTGATCTGCTCGCTGCACTGCAAGCGATTGTCGATGAGGCAGGGAATGCTTATGGGCACAATGACGGTCCAGGAGCAGTTAACCGCATGGCTTTTTTTGCACGCTCAGCCATTGCCAAAGCCACCTGAGTCACGCCGTGCCCCGCCCACTTGTCCAATCCGCCGCGCTGTCCATAAACGTGGACAAGCATTGTAAAAAGATCGGCGCAATAAGCTTGGCCTGCATTGCAACATCTGGTTTACTGCAATACAATTAACTTTGTTTCCAACAATTAACCAAACAAGGAGCGTAGCATGACTACACCCATTGATGACGGCGGACCAGCGTTTCCTGTTAACGAGGCCAATCAAGAGGCATATTGCTCAGAGGGCATGGCCCTGCGCGATTACTTTGCAGCCAAGGCGATGCAGTCTGTTTTGGATGGATCGTGGCCCGACTTGCAGCTAGTACCCCAAAACGGGCTGGAGCCTATTGAGAACAGCGCAATGTTTGCTTACCAGATAGCTGACGCCATGCTCAAGGCTCGCCAATCATGACCGCCGCCCAGTACCGCTTTCCAGTCGTCGCGTGCAGCGCCTGCGGCGAAACCTTTGGCCCAGGCAACCACGGCTTTAGCCACTGCGGCAACCATGCTGGCCTTCACCCTACCGATGATGCCCACCCGACTGCGTATGTCACGCACTATCCCGCCAAAGCATCTTCACATCAACAACCAGCAGGTAAATTGTCATGATCAACAGCACTATTGAAAACGCCGAGGTCCGCAACACTGCATCCCTGGCCAGCCGCGTCGGCCCGGGAGACCCGGATTACCTCACTCTGCTGCGAGAGTGTGTGAACAGCGGGCAGATGACGCCAGAGGAGCTCGCTTTGCACGTTGCAGCCGGCGAATTGAAACAAGGAAAGCAGGAATGACCGACAAAGAAGTAGCGCAAAAGGTGCCTGATGCGCCGGACCAAGTTGACTGGCAATTGGCTGGGGCGCTGATGGAGGCCCACTACGCCCAGCGCGCTGCGGGTAATAGCACAGGCACATCTAATTGGGGTGCGGCACTTGCCCGTGTTGCGGTAAAGCACTTCGCAGCGCAGCCAGTGCAACCAGCCTTAATGTTCGTGCAAGAACGCGCGCAACTTGAACAAGAGTGGTGCGAACTTCAACACTTAAAAGCGGCATATAAACTGCCGCAGCCAGTACAGCCAGTACAACCAACCACGGCAACAGTAGACACTTCAAAAGTTATTTGCCCTGCGTGCTGTCATCAGTTCCGCGCAATCCCGCAAGACGTTCAAACGCTGATGCTTGATGCTGGTTTTGAGCCTCCTTTTACTGAGCCAGCCCCTGTAGCGCAAGCAGAGCCGACAGAGCGTCAATACGTCAGCCCGGTTCAAATCGTCGCCGACCTTGTGAACAACCTGCTGATGCTCGATCAGGCGCTCCCGATTTATGGTGCGCAGTACATTGACCACCCGACGCGGGGCCGGTGCGCCGTTGCAGTTGACCCGACCGTCAGCCGTGAAAGGGTGTTGGACTCCCGATGGATTGGGCGGGGTGACACGCTCAACGCGGCAGTCATCTGGACACGAGCGACACAGCCAGCCGTCATCAAGGATGAGGATGGCCGCGATGCTGAGAGGTATCGGTTTCTCAAGTCAGAAGCCTATGAGGTCATTATTCCGCACGGCAGCAGCATCAACGGCTGTCGCACCGCATGGATAACAAAGCTCCACCCCGGCGGCAACTTCGACGTAGCCATTGACGCAGCCATTCAAGCGAAGGACGCCACACCATGAACGCCCAAACCAAAGACCTGTTGCCCTGCCCGTTTTGTGGCAAGCCCGAGCCTGGGCATTACGAACACCCAGCGGAGTGCGGAGTAGTTCGGTATGTTGTTTGCAATACCTGTGGTGCAACTTGTGGTGACCCAGACACGCTGCCCGAAAAGACTGCATACGAAGCATGGAACACACGGGCAAGCGCAACCAGTGCGCCAAAGCATGGCTGGATTAGCGTTGCGGACAGTTTGCCAAAGCCTTTTGATGAGGTTTGGGTGTATCCCCGCCCGGACGAATATTGCTGCGAGGCTTTGGTGAACACGAACGGGGAATGGACTTATTCCGAATATGAAATTAACTTTGGCTTGCAGCACATCAAGTGCAACGTTACGCACTGGATGCCGAAACCACACCCACCAGGCGCCACGCCACAACCTGCGGAGGGCGCATGAGCGAATACAAGGTGGGCGACCGCGTGCGCGCCAAAGAGGCTATTTACGAACCTGCCGACGACTATGCACCGGGAGGCTACTTTTGCCGGAAGGGTGACCTTTTGATCGTGCGGAAGCTGACTCCACAGTACGCGCGCTCTCTCTCTCTGTGTCACACGAAAACATCACCGACAACAGCTTTGGCGTTGAGCCGGTCGAAGTCGAGCCACAACCTTCGGAGGGTGAGACACCATGACCAATGAAGGCGACGTAATTACGATAGTCTTTCCTGCGTGGGTCGTTTGGTGGCTACTTGTGTGCTGTGTACTTGGCCTAATTCATTCAGGATTGCAGCTTTACAACACGTATTTAAGAGGGAAGATAGCCAAAAAGAAAGTCACACCACAGCATGCGAAGTCGCGCATGGCAACAACGCTCAACGCCGACCAGACCGTGGCTGTCGACGCGGCTTACCACTGGCAGCCCATGTCAACATGCCCACGCGGCGTCAAGGTGCAGCTCCTCGGCAAAGGCGGCGTGGCTGTATACGGCACTTACCACGGCGACCCATTTTGGGTTGGCTGGGCACCCCTGCCAAAGCGGGCGCCGCCGTCCGCCACCTCGCCATGAAAGAATCAGCACCACCATGACCATCCAGCACTCATCCTTCTTGCCTGATGTCGGACCCTTCGGCCATGTCTATCAGCACCTAACCCTGAGCCATGGCGTCCATGGCCTGTACCAGCTTGTACTGTATGGCAGTTACAACGCACCCGGCCGCGTCGACACCCAGAGCAACGGCGTGGCGGTGTTGATCGAGCCCAAGTCAGGCATGCGCGCAGCCGTCGTGGTTGACCAGCTCGGCCAGGAGCCAGGCCAAAAGACTCACCCCAGCGATGCGCAGCTGGCTCTCTTTGCGCAGATGGCCGATGCCAACTGGCCCGAGTTCAGGCGCTTGGTGAATCGCAGCGACAACACCAGATTTAAAATTTAATTGTTGCGCACGCAACAAATTGTTTGATATACTGGCAGCTTATCAACAAGGAGATTTCATGAGCATCGAACTGAATATCGGACTTCACGCCGCCGGACAAGACAACAGCGCTGCTGCATCTGACCGGCGCGCCGCAGACGCATTGGCGCGACTGGGTGATCTGGTCGACTACAGCGAGCGTTACGAGACTAGATACGAAGGCCCCAGCGGCACAGTGGTAGAGCCCGGACTTTTTGTTCGTCTCAACATAAACATCCTGTTGGTTTGTGTTGGTACGCTGTATGCGGTTGCTGAAATTGCAGACCAGGATTGCATCAGCGCTTACGACCCGGCCACCAGGCATGGTCTTCTGATCGGGCCACAGTCCCAAAATTGGGGCAGCTTCAATGCCTCCTTCTTTGTCCGCGCCCGCTCGACGGCATGGACGCATTGGTTGGAGGCTGCATGAACACCTACCAAATTGTTTTTGTTGTCACTTGCTTCCTGTTGGCGCAATTGGTTTTTGTTTGGGTGCGATACCAGGAAAACATGCTTGTTGACGGCCTGGTAGTTGTTGTATGCATGACGAATATAGTTGTCGCAATAATTACCTTGGCCCTGGCCGCCACCTGGGCATACGAGTACCTAGGCACCTTGTCATGAGCAACGCCTACACCTACCAGGGCCACCTACCTGACGGCTCCAGCATCCAGGCTCACAGCGCAGGCGGGCTGTACCCCTTCGTCCTTTACGCCCAGGGCGCTGGCTCGGCGCTGCAGTGGGGATACATCGCCCCGGGCGCCGATGGCCAGCTCGTTGGCA